GCCTTTAAGTTCTCCATCATAGAACTCCTGAAATGTTACTCGAAAGTTGTTTAGTGGTGTAGTAATTACATCGACCGTGTTACCATCTATCACACTGTACACACTAGAAACGTAGCTCTTTATTACGTCCTGCACCTTAAACACTGCTTGCGTTTTGCTAGGTATAAGATATACCTGTTGTGTGCTTATGAGTGTGTTGTCTCCTGCTGGGTCTAGATATACTTTGCACACTATTTTAAACCCTGTCTGTGGCTGTGTAGTGTTAGTATTTAGTAAGAAATCAATGGGGGAGAATGCAGGTCTTACTAGTGTTGTGGTCGGTTGGTCTTGTATCTCTATTGCCATCTATTATAATATACGTTTATGGTGCTTAAAATTTAGGGTACTAAAAAAGGGTGTCGGTTTACAAGCCAATCACCCTTTAAAATTATAACAATATATGCAAATAAACACTACGAATATACACTTTACTTATTACTTGCTAGTATTTTTATAATGTAATCACTATAAAAGTCTACTACGTTTACTTCAAAGTCAAGCAGTCTCTGGTCATTGATTACATTTGAATAGAAGTTAGTTTTCTTTGTGCCGTTCTTGTAGATGCCGTATGATATGGCAAAGGCTAAACTGTTCAGTAGGTCGTCTGCACTCTTACGTTTACCGCTCTTTGTCTTGCTGTTCTTTGCCTGTCTAAAGTTCTTAGGTATTATACCTCTGTTTCTCATAAACTTTCTAATGGCTTTTATAGGCGGTCGCTTGTTTGTGTACTTAAACTGTGATCTGTTTTTGTTATTGATTGCACCGCTCACACCTTCATCTAGATACTCGTAATAGTCTGGCATATTAAGTACCACTTTAAACCCACCGCCTTCTATGCTGACGGGCTTAGTATTAAACTCCCCTATGCTCTGAGCAGTGACACCACTCGAGTACCTGTCTACATCTTTAAGACTTTGGATTAGGTCGTCCACTATGCCCTGCCAATACTTGTCTAAATTGCTATAAAGTTCTTTTTGCATCTTTGATTTGTTCTTCTTCTTCGTCTCTCTTTTCCTTCATATACGCCCACCAATTTAGAAACTCTAAGCCGCCTAACTTAAACACCTCATTAATTGATATGTTATGCAAGTCTGCCATTGCTTCTATTATTGTGAATAGCCCCCATCTGCTTCCAAAATCTCTTTGCTCACCTCCAGCATCGCCTCCATCCGTTGATTTAAAAAGACCTCGGTATTTGGATAGTAGAGATTCCATCGATTGAAAAAAAAAACGTGTGTAGTGTACAGAAGGTATAGCGGTATATCTCTTACTAGTGTTGCCCTTTCTGATAGTGTCTGGTGTTCTATCTTATCACACTTCATTATACTAGCAAGCCTTTGATCCATTATCCTTATAGGTTGCCCGCTGTTATCTTTGAGTAGATTAATGTTATCTAGTAATTGCCCTGCGTTTATCTTGCGGGGGTCTGCTTGTATCTTATAAATGTCATTGCCTATCTTTATCTTGTCAAGTATTTTGTGACTATTCCATTTGTGAAAGTCTACTTTAGCGTAAGCATCTGCCATCTTGTCAAGCTCCTTACGTGGCATTTTAAGAGTATCGTCGTATGTGACACCCTTAAGAATTGACACGCAGTAAACCACCTTCTCGAATGATGAAAACTCTTGATCTATTGCTTGGATGTCTTGAAACATCCCTACTGTTATTTTTTTGTATAAACTCATTATGCTACAACGTATTTTCCGTATCCTTTCTTTGCAAACTTATGATAAACTAAGTACCTGAGTGCATCTATAGCGTGGTTATCTTTATCAACTGGGACATTCAATGTGTTGCCGTCTCTGTCCACCTTCCACTTGTAGCTACTTAGTTCTTTAATTAGGTTCTTACTATCAGCGTGTACATTAATAGAGTAACCCTTTAACAAAGATAAGCCAAAATTAACAGAGTCCTTCTCTTTCTTTACACCGTCAACCGTCCACCTCATACGTCTTAGTTCTTCTATACTCTTAGGCTCTGCACTGTCAGCTACTATCAAAGATGACCTGCTAACCTTTAGCCTGTCCATCTCGTTACTTATGTCTGGATTAGTTAAACCTGTCTCATAGATGACATCTCTTACCCATAGTTCTCCGTCCTGCGTTCTTACCTCTATTAGCGAAGTGGGATCGTTTGTGAAACCAAAGTCAAGCCCATAGCCTAGCAGCTTCTTATCCTCGAATGATTCTTTTGTTATGTACCACTTCTTTAGTACTAGACCCTCTATTCTTCCAGTCCTACCCCTAGCGTAAACCTTCCAAAGTTCTAGATCCTTATCCTTTAACCCCTCAATCTTCTCTCTTATCTTAGCGGTAAGGAATGGGTTATGTCGGTGGTCTGATATGATTAGTTGTGTGCTTGTCTGAGGTATGACTTTTTCGTGTACCCAAAAGGATGTGTCCGGATTATAGTCTATGTACGTCCTTAGCCTAGTTCTAAGATGGAGCTGCTCAAATACAATATAAGGGATACCATTAGCCTCATTAATAAATAGATAATCACGCTTACCACTCTTAGCATCTTGGTCATTGTCATAGCTATTAAATTCAATAGTGCTGCCATTAAAGAACGTGAAGATACGCTCGCTCCTATTGTACGCCTTTAGCTCTTGCTTGAATAGGTCTGTGTTGTTGTGGATGTCTATTGCATCACGTAACGCCCCTACTTTAAGATTAGGTATATCTTGACCACAAACAGTGATAGTACACTTAGACTGCACCGCTAAGGTGAACAGCACTTGAAGGATAGCGTATGTCTTACCGCTTGACGTACCGCCTTGGTTTACTACTACGTCGTGGGTGCTGTTGTAGTTGGCTCGAAATAGACTACCTGTTTTCAATCTTCTATATCCTTCTCTGCTCCTGAAAGTGGTACGTTTGTATCTATTACCTCTATTGTCAAGTCTCTTATGGTTGTCTCTTGCTTGACTTCTTGCTTATCGCTTAGCCCATTTAGCCTAGCAACTAAGTGAGGAGCTTTGTATTGACCCGTTAAACTTCCGCTTATTTGATCTGTCTCCCATTCCATTCTCGCACACGTAACGACTCCCAAATAGTCTTCATAAGCGTTATTGTGATTGTCTATGTATTGATGTATATGGTGACCCAACTCTCTGTATGCCCACGACTCAAAACCTTGTCTTAAATATGGTTTTTTTCTGCTGATAGTTTTGATGTCCCCTTTGTTACTTAGTACCGAGTCATTGTAAGGGTCTTCGTCTACATACCCCTTGTAATCATCCCATAGCTTTAAAAAGTCTTTAGGTGTTTTAATATATTTTGTTAGTCCTTTTTTAGTTCCCATCTTGTTTGACTGCTTGGTTATGTAAGTCTATCATTATATCTGCACATTGTTTATTATTAAAAGAATACCATTCTCTTCTTACCCTATGTTTTATAAATGCAGTTTTTAAATTAGACTCTATGTCATAAACATTATTCATAAAATGAATTGAAAGTATTTCCAAATTAAACGGAACGTAAGAATCTATGTCTGTAATTCTTCTCTTTGGATTACGGCTTACCCCAATTTTACAGAAGTTAGTACCTTCACATCTTATAAAATAAATATACCCATTTGGATTTTTATTTTTGTTTACGCTATCAATACCGCTGTAATCCCTTTTTTTAGGTACTATTATATAATTACCGTCTTCATTCTTTTTGTAAGGCAACTGCCACATCTTCTCTGGTGTCTCTATGTATTTTTTCTTAGCCATATTAATTTATTATATATTTAAGTAGTTGTACAATTATAAATACGATAAATGTTAGCAATGTCATCACAGCACAACTAAATGCTGCAAGGAATAACCCCTCTATAAATAGCTCTATACACTTCTTGTACTTTACCATTGAAAACCTCTACAATATTCCTTCCCATTAATAGGGCTTGACATAGTAACAAACCAAGGAGCGTTAGTACAGTTGTTTGTAATCTTGTAACCCCACGTTAGCTGTCTGCCGTCTACTGTCCAACTGCTGCCACTCCATCCCTCTACTTGACCACAATAGCAGTCTACTACTTCCTCTTCTTGCTCTGGTAACGATGGCTCTTCTTGACATCCTATTGCAAGGATGGCTATTAGTATTATTATGTATTTCATATCTCTAGTCTCTTTATTATTTCATCTGCTTGCTCTTCTGCACATTCTATAGTGTTATCAATAGGCTCACACTCATCTGAGTTTTCAATCGCATAAGCATTGTACCCTACTAATGCATCAATGAGTTTCTGTCTAGTTGTGTTTATGTTCATTCCGTTTCCTCTGTAGGTTCTTCTGTTGGTGTTACTTTCTTTTTACGTGTTCTCTTCTTAGGCTCTTCCTTTGGTTGGAAGTCATTTAGTATCTTTACTACATACTTCATCACACACGAACCGCAGCCCATATCTGGTGAGTTCCTGTAATGCTCTCTGCATAGCCAAATAAACTCGCTCCTAATGTCTGGAGTAGCTTTGTTTACCTCAAAGTTGCCTGACTGGTCTAGGTTTATTTGGGTAAGTCTCTCGTGTAATTCTGGTGATATGTTCATAATAATTGTAATCTCAATCTGTTTTCCTTATCTAAATTGTATTTTGTTTCTACGTCTTCTTTGAGTTTCATACCTAAGTCTACCTGTAGATTATGTTCTCCTTTAATTCTTTTGATTGCCTTAGCCCAGTCATTGTGTAATACTTTAATAGAGTTCTTACCTGTGGCTATGTTAGTGTAAGGTTCTACATTGGAAACCATCACAGGCTTGCAGAAGTGTCCTGACTCTATCATTTTAAGCTCAGACTTTAAAGAATTGAATAGTGTATCCCTTAATGGTATGATTGAGATACCGCTAGTGTGATAGTCATTCGCATAGTTGTGTATGTCTGATAGTGCTAAGGCGTGACAGTCTAAATGCTTAGGGATGTTAGGCGTCTTAACAAATAGTTCCTCTTCATCAAATGATTTGCCTATAAGTTTAAGGTCTTTTAAATGAGTCTTACCTCCAATATAGAAGAAGGTATCAAACTTTAAAGATAGTGCAGTAGGGTTAAATTGTTTAGCGTCCTTCCATATAGCACTCTTTACTACGTGTACATTTTTGTTATACTGTTTAATTTTATCTGCTAGTTGTGGCGTGGTAGTCCATACGCTGTCTGCTAGTTGTATGTTACGAACTTGACACTTGTCATAGTTAATGCTTTTGTACAGTGATCTTGTGGGGTGACCTTTAGGCAGTATCCAGTAGTCGTATACGTCACAGATAACTTTAATGCCCATAAGTTTCAAAGCACCTATTACTACTTCGGGCTGCATCTTGCGGCTTATGTTTCTGCTGTATATTACGTGCGTTACGTCTTCAAGTCTGTGTATAAAGCTGTCGTCTGCGTTGTAATGTATCTGCACATCTATACCGTAGTCTTGTTTAAGTTTACTGAATGGAGTGTTTAGACGGTGGTATGTTCCCCCACTATCTGAGCTGACTATTAATGCTATTTTTGTTTGTTTATGCAAAATCTTAAATTCTTTTTTCGCCTTAGCGTAATCTTCTTTTAATGTACCGTATGGTATCCCACTTCCTTTGTGTATCTCTGTAAGCTTCTCCCCGTTATAAATGGCAGTTAGTATGTCAGAGTAGTAATGATACATCCTGTCAAGCGTAGACTCTATGTCATCGCTCTCCGTGTCTGCTATGCTTGGTACTATGTCACTCTTCTTACACTTCTTGTACCATTGGTTACGCATTACAACTGCAAAGTATCCTTTTAGGTTTACACTAATAGGCTTACTGCTGCATATCTCAAAGGCAATAGACACTAAGTCATCAGCATCGAACTCGTTACCTGTTAGCTTACGTGCATAATCTCTAATGGACTTATCAAAGTAGACCTCTTGCAGATTCAATGTTACAAATATAAACTATTATTAATATGTGTCTTCGCCCTGTAACAAACTAAGACTTTGCCCCGTGTGCTGTTGACTTCTCTTTAGCGTCCTTGTACCCTATATCATAACCCAGCTCATAGGCTTTTACTCTCTCTTCTGCTATTAGTATCTCATTGCACTCCATATAGAATGCGACTACATCCTTATCCTGAGCGTATGCCTGACCGAAGATAAGCCCTACCATCTCTTTAGCTTTGTCTAGTGTCATATCTTTTTTAGTTCTTCTATTGCTGTGTCTATTGCTATCCCTAACTGCTTACCGTTTGGCACTCTGTATATGGATGGTACTTCTTGATCCCTCCTGTATAGGTTAGCATCTGTTAGCACCTCTATCGTTTCTTTGATTGTCATACTTTCTTTAATATCCGTGGTTCTAATCCTTGTTTAATTAACCACCTGTCTACATATATGGCAGCCTCTTTCTCTGTTGCAAACATAAGCCTTCCTGTATTAGGTAGCTTAGCTGCCCATACCTTAGCATTACTGCTATTACGTCTGCACTCTCTTACGTACTTGTAGATGCTTGTTTTCATATCAACTTAATAATGATTGTCTAACTTGAAAGTCTAATTCTATCCTTACCTGCCACTGATTGCACCATAGCCATACCATAGCATCTAGCTCCTCAGTCTCTTTAACCTCTCCGTACTTAGGTACGTGTAGAGCTTGTGTAGCTCCTAGGTGGCTTATTAGTTTATCGTTACCCTCGCATAGGTTAAGTGTCATCATATCTAAGCGTGTGTGAAACTCATCTAAGCTGTGGAAGTTACCAATGTGGTGGTGATCTTTTGTAAGTCCTACTGTGGTATCTGTGTAGGTCTTGGTCTGTTTGTTTATGTGGTAGCTTTTCATTTGTTTAGTGCTTTGTTAATTGCGTCTCTTGCTTTGTTATCTGCTTTAACTACTGCGTTTACATTTAATTGTTCTACGTCTAACAACTCTTGCAGTGCTGCTAGTAGGTCTGGTGCTGCTGCTATAAGGTGAGCGTTGGCTATTGCCTCAATTTGACTAGATGGAGAAAAATTAACCTCAATCATTTGATTATGTGTATTGGCATCTACATAAATATGACCGCCTTTAAATTCTTTATTGGAGTGCTTAGTCTTACCCACACTCCAATCACCTTTAGTTCCTTTAAATTCTTCCATTAGTTTAACATTTTTTTAGCCCACTTCTCAGCACCTTTTACAGTTGCATAATCTTTTGTATCTAGTACTTGCTCTTGTCCTTTGTATATCTGAACGTAAGATGCTATTATAGTACCTGTAGCAGTTGTTACTATGTTTACTGCTTTACTTCCTGTTGTGTTTGTGATTGTGTTTGTCATTTCCTTATTTCGTTAGCACAAAGATAAGAGCCTATCCCTTACTTGCAATAGTATGAGCTTGTTTGGAACCATT